TTTTTTTTTTTTTTTTTTATTACGCAGATTTACTTGTAATTATTATATGTTTTAAATTATTTACAACATATAATAATATTTGTTTTTCTTTACATTTATAATTCTGTAAAATTAGAATATTCTCCTCCATTTGGAGCATTTACTTCTAATCCTTGAATACAGTGCTGATTATTGAAAGTGCGTGTGCACGAATATTGATTAGATCCAGGAACAAAATTGTTTTGATCATCTACATTAACAGCATTTTTAATAGAAGACGGATAAATTCCATCCCATCCCTCAACAACATTATTTAATTGTTTTGATGGTGTGCTTACATTTGCGGTACTTTGATCATCTATAGGTAATAAACTACCTCCTATATCAGATACATTATTTAATAAATTACTACCTGTATCTGCTATATCATCTAAAAGATCTGATCCTGTTTCAACAACATCTTCCATTAATTCTTCACCTGTATTAATAACATTTCCTAATAAATCAGAACTTGTATTATAAATATTTGATGTTAATTCAGTTCCTGTATCTATTGCATTTATAGCTAAATTTTGACCTGTATTAATAACATCTCCTACTAAATCAGAAGACGTTTCATACATATTATCTATAATACCATTATTATTATTATCATTATACCCATTTACATTATTTTCTAAATTATTAACATTTTCTTCATCTATCATATTATCTTCAGATTCTACATAATTTTTCGCAGAAGGTAACCAAGATGTTTGACCAGGTTGAGATACACTTAAATTAGTATTATATAATCTCATTTTATTAGCAGTTTGTAATGTTATTATAAATCCAACTGCTACTAAAATTGCAATACCCGGATCTCTTGTAGCCATATAAACAATTATAAAAGCAAATCCAATTCTTGAAAATGTATTATCAATTAAATTTGCTAATGATGGTGGTAATTTAGGAGCAGCTAAAGCCGCATATAAGCCTAATAAAATTTTTATTGTTATATTTATATTTTGATTATCCAATGTTCTATTTAAAACTTTCTCAAAATTTCCAAATACTTCTTTAAATAAATCTGACATTTTCTATATATATCATAGATTTAGAAATTTATTTTAAATTAAATTTAAACTTTTACTTTAAATAATTATATTTTTATTAAAAAAAAATATAATTATTTAAAATTATAATATATATTTAATTATTATGAAAAAATCTGGTATATATTGTAATTTATATATAAAACTTTTTAGAAAAAATAGTATAAAATTAGAATCTGATAAAGAAAATAAATATTGGAATAAATCATTTACACTAGCTTCTGGAGATTTATTTTTATGGAATACAGAAAAACAATGTTGGTTCGGTCCTAGAAATTCTATTAATGAACTTATTAAAGGAGAAGCAAAATGGTATTCAGTAAAAAGAAATAATGAAATATCTATAAAACAGATATTTAATAATATGGTTTTTGAAAAGTATGGTAAAGGATATTTATTGAAAAATTATGATAATAATCTAAAAATAAATAATAAAAAATATTTTGAAGGAGGTTGGTTAATACATACTAAAACAGGTAAAGTTGGTTGGTTTTTTAAATCATCTTATTATGATAAATTGATAATTGGTGGTGCCGAATTTATAGTAAATGATTTTAAATATAGTCCTTCTATTTGTAACAAAAATAATAACGAAAATAATAAATCTAAAAAATATGTTTTATCTTCTTATAAAAAAGGTTTTCACCTTAAACATACTTCAGGTCAACAAATACCTAATCAAAAATACTGGTTAGGTGGTTGGTGGCAACCCAAACATAATGCATGGTTTTTTAAAAAAGAAATGGAAAATATTATTTTACAAAATCTATTTGATATAGAAAATCAATATTCTATTTCAAAATATGGTAAAGGATTTCATGTTAAACATATTTCAAATAAAAAAATTCCAATATGTAATTATTGGTTAGGGGGGTTCTGGCAACCCAAACACAATGCATGGTTTTTTAGTAAAGAACACGAACAAAGGTTAAAAAACTTGTTATGTAATTCTAATGATGATTATGAAAATTTATCTGTATTAAGTGATGAATATAACGAAATATCTGAATCATATTTTGAAAATATGATTCTTTCTAATTATAAAAATGGTCTACTTTTAAAACCGCCTTTAAATCATAAAGATTATGGACAAAAATACTATAATAATGGTTATTGGTCTAATAATCTAAAAGGTTGGGTATTTCATAAATCGGATGAAGATAAACTCCAATTAATTACTGGTATATCTTTATCAAAATTATAGATTTTTAATTAAAATAAATTATAATATATCAATATATTAAAAATGTATAAAGTAATTGTTAATCCCTATAATAATAAAAAATATAGTATATTTTCTAAAAAAGGATTGGATACATTAAATATGTATATAAATATAAATATAAATGTTAATAAAAAATCTAATGTTAAAAAATATTTACCTATAAATAAACTTGTTGGAATAAATTCACATCCTTTTGTTCTTTTTTATTTTAAAAATTTAAAAAATTTTAATACAAAAAATACAATCTCAAGTGTAGTATTAATTGGTGAAGACCATAATTTTTCAAAATATAAATGTAATAATGAAAAAAATTGTTACAATATAAATGATTTTCAAAAAACATTATTTAAATATATTTATAATATGGGTTGCACTCTTGATGTATTTATTGAAAATTATACAAAAAGATTGAAAATTGATAATTATGATATTTATCATTCATTTGTTAAAACCGAAAATTCAATGCTAAAATCTTGGAAAAATAGATTTATATATACTGATGATCATAATTTTGAAAATTTATTAGAAAATAAAAATGGAGAAGAAATTAAAGAATATAATAATGTATATTTTCATTTAATAGATTTAAGATATATGTTCAATGAAAAATTAAATATATTTGTGACATTAAAAATTTTGAATATAGATATTACTAAAATTTATCCTAATTTTGATTATGAAAATGATCTGATATGTATTTTAACATATATATTATATAAAGAAAATACTGAAAATAATTTAAATTTTCAAAAAGGAAAATTTATTATCAATACAATAAGTAATGAAATTGATCAACTAATAGCAAATAAAATTAATACATATAAATTTATAGAATTTATTAATCTATATAAAAATTTAATCTCTATAATTATTAAATTTTATAAAAATGATAAAAATTTTATAGATAGTTATATCAAAAGTGTTAGTGTAATAACATCTGCAATAGACAAAACTAATATTTTTGAAACATTAGATAGTTTATTGATGGATATTTATACTATTAATAAAATGTTTAATAATATACGCAAAAATATATTATTTTATGGAGGTGGTTGGCATACTATGGTATATTGTGAATTTATAAATCAATATTATAAAAAATCTCCTGATATAAAAAGTAAAAATAAAATTTTTAATAAATTAGTTCTAGATAATTTTAATTATGAATGCGGAACTTAGTTTTGTTTAATGTAAGTTAAATTAATAATTTAATTTAATTTTTTCTATTATCTCAGATGTTGATATATGACTAGTATATAACATTTTTTCATAAATATTATTTTTAATCGGTATTTCATACCAATAATTTTCACTTTCTTTTGAAATATCATTACCTCGTATAACTAAATTAATATCATATTTTTTAATAAATTCATCTGTAATTGGCATAGTAGCATTTTTTATTACGCTATCAACATATTTTATAGATTGTATAATTATTAAACGATCTTCTATATTATAAACTGGTTCTCTTTTATATATTTTACAATCATTATCAGACATTAAACCTACATATAATTGTGAATCTGGATATTTATTCTTTATATTTTTAAATAGTAAAACATGTCCACTATGAAATAAATCACAAACTACGTCTGTATAGATAATCATATAATATATATAATATATATAATTATATATTATATTAACATATTATATAATTATAAAATCTTATTTATATCTATAATGAAATTTAATTTAAAAAATTTAATAGATAAAGGTATATTCAAAAAAATAAATTACTACATAAATCAAAATAGTATAATTGGTGGTGGCAAATATAGAGCGTCTATGTGTAATTATATACCAGAATCAATTGTGCTTGATTATAAAAAAAGAATAATTGTTATAGGAGATATACATGGAGATTTTAATTCATTACTTAAATGCCTTTATATAGCTAAAGTTATAGATAAAAATTGTAAATGGATAGGTAATAATACTATTGTAATTCAATTAGGTGATCAACTTGATAAGGGGGGTAGAGTTAATTTATCTGTTGATACTATTAATGATGAACTTGAAGAATTAAAAGTCATAGAATTTATGCATTATTTACATTTTGAAGCTAAAAAAAAAAATGGAGCTGTATATAATTTATTAGGAAATCATGAATTAATGAATATACTTGGTGATTTTAGATATGCTACTTCAAATCATATTAAAGGTTTTGGAGGAGATAAAACAAGAAAAGAATTATTTAAACCAGGAGGTGCTATCGCTATAAAATTAGCTTGTAATACTAATGGTATAATGCAAATAGGTAATTGGATATTTGTTCATGCTGGATTACTTCCCCATCATGTGAAAAAATTTAGTATAACAGACATTAATAATAAAATAAGAAATATATTATTAGGAAATATAACAAAAGATAATGCAGGACCAGAAATGGATGATATTTTATATGGTCCAGATGGAATTTTATGGAATAGATTTTATACAAAAAATAAAAATAATTGTAAAATTTTAAACGAAACTTTTCAAATATTAAAATTACATAAAGGTCATATGGTTGTTGGTCATACTATTCAAGATAAAATTAATAGTATTTGTAATGATAAACTATGGTTCGCGGATATTGGAATGTCTAGCGCATTTGGTGATAATACTAACAGTAACGTTGAAATATTAGAAATTAAGAATAATAAAGATGTAAAAATATTAAGATATTAGTTGCTATAGATTAACATATATTATTTTAACTTCTACTAAATCTATAGAATTATTTAATTTATATAAAACAACTTTAAAATTATGATTTTTCTCTATAATATTATTATTATAATTATCTATACTTAAATTTAAACCATTAACACTTAGATTATCTAAATCTAAACTATTAACACTTAGATTATCTAAATCTAAACTATTAACACTTAGATTATCTAAATCTAAACTATTAACATTTAAATTATCAAAACTTATATTTTCTATATTTATATTTTCTATATTATTTATTTTTTCATAATTATTATATGGATTATATTTCAAAAATTTATTTTCTATAACAAAATTTACTTTATAATGTTTTAAAATATTTATATATTTTTGTAGTAATCCACTACAATTACTACGTGTTATGATCCCAAAATTATATGATAATTTATTTCCATAATAATTTGTCAAACATTCTTTATAATCAGATCTAATAAAAATATTTAATGGTCCAAAAGATTCTTCTTTCAGTGTAAAATTTGTATTTTTTTCATTAATCCACATAATTTTTACAAAATATCTTGAATTGATTTTATGTAATATTATTTCATTGTTTTCTGAAATTTGATTTAGTTCTAACATATTGATAGATTTAATAAACTCCTTGCTATATAGTTTATGTATATCTTTTTCAAAAATACATAAATTTATATTATCGTCCCAAGGTATAATTGACTTATTTCTTATGCAACCTAAAAGTGTCCCTTTTATTGCCCAATATGCAATTTTATAATTTTCAAATAGATAAATTATTTCTGATAATAAATTATATAATTTTATAAATTTATTTTTGTCTCTCCTTATTATATAACATATTAATAATTCTCTTTTTTGTAATAATTTTTTATAATTAAAGCTCATATATTATTTGATTTAAAATAAATTTATATATTTATTTATTTTTATTATAAATTTCTATGTCGTCTTGATATATTTCTCTTGCTTTTAAGTGTTTTTCATAAAAAGGTTTCTTTTCATCTTCGGATGCTTCTCTCCATTTTATACCTAATTCTTTCATTAAATCTCCTATCTTTATACTAGGATTTTTATTTTTTATATCTGGTCTATTACATTCACAAAAATGTAAATAAGCAGATTTAGGTCTTTTAGGTTTTAATGGATCTACTATCTTTTTTAATTTTTGTTTATTTCCTAAAAATTTAGTTGTTAATTCATCTATTTTATTTATTTGATCTAACTCTATTGCTATTTTTTCAATTAATATTTTGTGTGAATTAAACCATAATGCATTTATACCTACTGTATCATTATGAAAATTTATATGATTCATTTATATATATATATTCATATCTTATGTATAAGTTATTATAACTACTAATTGAATTTAATTAATAATACTTAAAGTATTTATCTATTAATATTATAATGTATAATTGGCATTATTTATTTTCTTTTTGGATTTATATCTGTTTTCTTTTATATATAAATAAATTTATCCCATTTAATCCTATGCCAGTATTTCTAATAATTTTTGTTACTGATATATATTTGCTTTATAATCTATTTTCAATAAAGATAAAAACAAATACTATGTTATTACGATTATTTTTCATACTTTCAATCCATTATTTTCCATTATATAATCTATTAAAATATGATAAATTTAATTTTGATTTAAAAAGTATAATTTTTTATAGTATTTTGTTTCTTATATATTTGCTTTATATCCATGTTAATAATTTAAAAATAGACCAATTGTATTCTAATAAAATAAATAAAGAATCAATTAAAAATTTTATTAAATATCGTTTTAATAATAATTATCAATTTTATGGATGGATTATATATTTAATATATATGAATATTAGATTACTATAATAAATATTTATATAAATAAAATATATACTAATTATTATATTAATGAATCAATTGTAAATTATAATATAATAATTATATTTAGATTAATTTGTGTAAACAAAAAATCAAAATAGACTAAGAATGATATTCAATAAATTATTTTATCCATAAACAAGTTCCCTCTATACTTCCTTTATAAGGTATTTGTATTACTCCAGTTTCTGAATTTACAAATGAGTTTACTTCATTTGGTTTAACATTTTCGGGTAAATATGCAGATAAATGAACTGTATCTTTAGTTTCAATCTTATTATTAGTAGACAATTCTAAAATAGAATCTATTTTAAAGCAACAAGCTCTATCATTCATCCTTATAATAAAATCACTTATATTAAGTATTACTTTAGTAAATTCATTACATCTTGAATCAGGTATAACACTTTTCTTATTTTTACCAAAATAATATTGTGTGACATGAGAACAATAGGTTTTGAAATTTTGTTGCTCTCCTAAATTTTTATATACAAATTTCATTAAGCTTGTGATATCATACTGATTTAGAAAAAATCCTATATATTCTGGAACTTTGTTATATACAGCCATATTATTACTAATACCATAGTAATTAATATTTTTTATCTCATTTATAATATTAAATATTTCATTTTCTATACTAACTCTTAGATTATTTAATTTATCTACATTATTTAGAATA